AGATGACATAGTAAAAAAGAGTTGGGAAAATGTTCAGTCAAATATAGGAAAATTTCAAGAATATTTTGGTGCTGATAAATTTATAATTGTTGATAATAATACTGAAACTGAAGCACGTGATCCATTTAGAAGTGTTTATAAAATATTAAAAAAAATAATACAGAAACCTGTAGAAAATTATAAAGCTAAAAAATGGATTGAAAGGGAAAAGAAATTAAAAAAATCTCAAACTTTTAAAGAATATTTTGAATTAGATGAATTTGATAATCCTCAAATTTATTGTGATATGGATGGAGTTGTGGCGGATTTTGATGCGGGAGTTGAGGAAATGATTGGTGGAAAGTTTAAAGATGAGCGTTGGGAGGAATTACCAGACGATTTTTTCTATAAATTACCACCAATGAAAGATGCGAAACGACTTTGGAATTTTATTGGTAAACTTAATCCCTTTATGCTTACAGCAATACCAACACATAAAAGGGGAAAAATCGCTGATAGGGCGGGAGCTGATAAGGCAAAATGGATGCTAAAACATTTTAATGTTGAAAAAAATAGTATGAGAGCAGTTTCAAGACGTGATAAAAAACAATTTGCTAAAGATGGTAGAGATAGAAGACCCAATATTCTGATTGATGATCATGAACAAAATATTGCAGAATTTAGAAAAGCGGGAGGAATAGGAATACATCATACCAGTGCAGCAAATACAATTAAACAACTTAAAGCAATAGGATTCAAATAATGGCAGAAGAAGAAGTATGGGATGATGATTTTGATTTTGGATTTAGTTTTAGTGGAGCAGATGAAGTTGAAGGAACTCAAGCTTCCGCTGAAGAAAGAACAAAAGAAATTTCTACTCAGGCTGCAACCGCGGTTAGTAAAGATTTAACAGATGATGTAAAATCTATTATTAAAAAAATAGATGCATTGGGATCACTAGTAGATAAAGATAGTGGTGGCGATGATTGGAATTTAAATTCAGATCAATGGGATCGAGTTGAAGAAAAAGTAGACAAGATTCTCACAATGCAATCACAAGAATTAGTATCTGCAGTTACGGAACAAGGTTCTAGTATTCGAGCAGTTATAGATGAAGTAGAAGAGAGAAAAGTAGAAATTGATAGACAATTAAAAGATAGGATGGAAAAAATGGAAAAAATGATTATTCCACTTTTGAAAAATCTTATGAAAAACCCAAGCAAAGAGTATATATATTGGCCTAATAGGACGGGTAAATTACAGGCACAAATTGATAGGATTCTTGAAGTTACAAGGGCTGAAGCCGTTTAGTGTACCTAAATAATACTACACTCTTTAAGAAAGGTTTTAAAATTGCCTATCATGAATACATACCAAATGAAGCCATGCGCTTCGCAAAAATCCAATTAAATTTTATTAACGGTGGGCACCCTATAACCCAATACATGAGGTAACATGCTACGAATACTTATATTTTTTACTATATTATTATTTCTACCATTTAGTATAGGAGGAAATTCTCTTAATCAATATTGGAATCCAGAAGCATTTTCCATTAAACGCGCACATACAGACGCAATGCCTCCAATGTTGATGATAACAAATGTGGATCAAGTAGATCCTATGGAATTGGAATGTTTATCAAAAAACATATATTTTGAAGCTTCAACGGAATCAACTGCGGGTAAAATCGCCGTCGGACAAGTGGTACTAAATAGAAAAGATAGTATAAGTTTTCCAAATACAGTATGTGATGTAGTATATGAAGGAAAACATTATAAAAGCGGCTTTCCAGTTAGAGATAGATGCCAATTCAGTTGGTATTGTGATGGTAAACATGACAGACCGTTTCGAGGAAAACTTTGGGAAAATTCTGTAGAATTGGCAAAGTTTTTATTAGAATCAAATGATTTGGTTGATATAACTGATGGAGCCACATTTTATCATGCAGATTATATTAGTGCACCGAGGTGGGCTTCTGCAAAGATAAAAACTGTAACAATAGATAGACATATTTTTTATTCTTCAAGGCGAATGTAATGGCAAATAGACCAATAAGTGAACTTACAGAAATGACTGCGGCACAAGTATCTACCGCAGATTCAGTACTTGTTTATGATACATCAGATGATACAGAAAGAGTTAAAAGAGCAACGGTAGGAAATTTAATATCAATAGCGGATGGAACATTTGCATCTTTTACCGTTGCTGCGGATGGTGGATCGCCAGAAACCATTGGTCAAGCCGCCACAATGACTGTTAAGGGGGCGGATACTTCCATATTCTGTGAAGCCCAAGCAACAGATACAATAGCAATAAAAGCGAATACTTCCACAATGGCAACTGTAGCACATGTTGCTTCAGTTAATCTTAGTTCCATAGCAGACGTAACTTCCCCATCAGCCACTCAAGGCGATATTATATATTACAATACTGGCAATTGGACAAGTGCCGCACCTGGAACTGCAGGATTGTCACCAGAGGCGGGATCAACTAATCTTATAACTTTGGGTGCTATAGTCGCTGGAACATGGCAATCTACACCAGTTGGTACAATGTTTGGTGGAACCGGAAAAGATTTTAGTTCTTCTTCCGCAGCCAATACCGGTGTAGTAGTTATTAATAATGGAGTTGCAACCCTAGCGAGACCAGGACTTGGTTCAATAGATTCATGTTTAGATGAGGATGATTTAACAAGTAATTCTGCGACCGCATTAGTAACACAACAATCAGTTAAAGCATATGTAGATAATAATGTCACATCACAAATTGGTGTAACTGTTACAGATGATGGAAGTTCATCTCAAAATGTTTTTGTGTTAGACGGTCAATTAATGAAAACTTCCACACACATTAGACCAACCATTCGTTTACAAAAAGGAATGGTATATCGTTTTGATGTAAGCGCTGCTTCAAATTCAGGTCATATATTAAATTTTTCAGCATCTCCAGACGGTACACACACAGGCGGAACAGCATTGTCAACAGGAGTTGAACATGTTGGAACACCAGGAAGTGCTAATGCAAAAGTAAATATTACTACGGCATGGGATACTCCCGATATTATTTACATTTATTGTGAAAACCACGCAGGTATGGGTGGTGCTGTTGGTCCTGGAGCAGATGATCAAAGAACTCCGGTTTATACAAGTGATATTGGAATTTGGATGGAAATAGATGGTGCTAGAACTGCAAGTGCGGGAGATTGGTTATTGTGTGATGTAGAGAATTCAGCTTTGATAGTAACTTTACCACAAACAGGAGTAATGGGAGATCATATAAGAATTGTTGATGCATCTCAAAATGCTGCATCAAATAATATTACCATTAATAGAAATAATCATAAAATTGATGGAGCAGCGAGTAATTTTGTCATGACTACAAATGGACAGGCCAAAGAGTTAGTATATTATAATGTGGCACGAGGTTGGATAACTGTATAATATAAATATATGTAAGTGAAAAATGAAATTAATTTAAAGGAAATATGGAAGCGATAAGTGTAAAAGGTGTAAAATCTGATGGAACAGTATCAGCAACCACTATGGGTACTGCTACTCTGGTATGGTGCGCGAACTCTCACGCAACCACCGCAGTAGTTTTAACTTTAGATGGATCTGTAACTAATGGTTCTGGAAATAGTGGAACACTATCTGTACCACCACATTTTGCGTTGTTAGTGAGAAAAGCTCCACTGGATACAATCGCTTCGGCGGGCGGAACAGCATCATTAACAGCAGTTGCATACAATGCGGCTCCTGGAATCTCAAGAGATAGTTAATAATGTTTAATCATTGGCCAAAGGTTGAAGCGGCGTTTCTGTCCTCGATATTAGCGTTGGTCATATGGATGACATCAGGAATAATTTCTCATGAGACATCTATCGCTGTATTAACAGAACGAGTAAAAACAATACAAGTGGATATAAAAGATATGAAAAATGATATTCATAGTTTGATCGCTCTAAAAGAAAAAGAACTTAATTATGAATCCTATGCAAAAGACTAATGGGCGCACAGCATTATCTTGGTAATCCAAATTTAAAAAATTCAAACGTACAATTAGAATTTTCTCCTGATCAAGTAAAGGAACTTGTTAAATGTGCCACTGACCCAAAACATTTCATAGAAAATTATGTTCAGATTGTTCATGTTGATCATGGTTTGGTTCCTTTTAAATTATACGATTATCAAGAAGAGATGGTCGAAATTTTCCATAATAATAGATTTGTAATTTCAAAACTACCTAGACAATCTGGTAAATCAACAACAATTGTATCTTATCTCTTACATTATATTCTTTTTAATGAGAATGTTGCAGTTGCTATTCTCGCTAATAAAGGTAATACTGCGAGAGAACTTTTGAGCAGAATGCAGATGTCTTTTGAACATTTACCGAGCTGGCTACAACAAGGAGTTACTGTTTGGAATAAAGGTAATGTTGAATTAGAAAATGGTAGTAAAATTCTCGCTGCAGCAACATCCTCTTCAGCGGTTAGAGGTTCATCTTTTAATATCATTTTCCTTGATGAGTTTGCTCATGTAGATCCACCATCTTTAGCGGATGAATTTTTTAACTCTGTTTATCCTACAATTTCTTCTGGAAATACTACAAAAGTTTTCATTGTATCAACACCATATGGAATGAATAAATTTTATAAAATGTGGATTGATGCAGAAGAGGGGAGAAATACTTATGTTCCATTTTCTGTAAATTGGAGTGATGTTCCAGGTAGAGATGATGCTTGGAAAGCAGAAACTATTCAAAATACAAGTGAAAGACAATGGAGACAAGAATTTGAGTGTGAATTTTTAGGATCTACAAATACTTTGATTGAACCTGCCAAATTAAGAAATATGCCTTATAAGCCACCAATTAGAAAACAACAAGAATTGGATGTTTATGTTGAACCACAAAAAGGTCATGCTTATTGTACTCTTGTAGACACAGCGTCAGGCGTTGGTCAAGATTATTCCACATTTACAATAATTGATGTTACAGAAATACCATATAAAGTTGTTGCAAAATATAGAAACAATGAAATATCTCCAATTATTTTTCCAAATATAATTGAACAAATATCTACACAATATAATAAGTCTTGGTGTTTAGTCGAAACTAATGGAAATGGTATGCAGGTAGGAGATATATTGTATTATGATTTAGAATATGAGAACACTATTCTCACTTCTCCAAATAAAGGTGGTCAAGAAGTTAGTGGTGGATTTAAGAAAAATTCTAGAATTGGTTTAATTACATCAAAACATGTTAAAAGAACCGGTTGTACAACTATAAAAGAATTAATTGAGAAGGATCATTTAATAATTGAGGATTTTGATATCATTTCAGAGTTGATGACTTTTGCTGAAAAAGGACCCAGTTTTCAGGCTGAGGAAGGATATCATGATGATTTGGTCATGACTTTAGTTTTATTTGGATGGTTAGTGAATCAAAGATATTTTAAAGAAATTACTGATTCTGATATTAGAAAGAAATTATTAGAGCAACAAGAAAGAATGAATGACGAAGATTCTCTACCATTAGGATTTTTTAATGATGGTATATCTGAGGTAGTGGCTGAAGATGATTATCATGTTTGGAAAGAATATAAATCAGGACTCTATTGGAATTCCGAAATTTAATAAATATAGTTAATTAGAGGTGAGTTTCAAGTAGGTTAGACGTAAGAGCTAACACGCTAGAAGTCAACTAAATATAATAAATATAGGAGAATAAAAATGCCCTTCACAGTTAGTCCTGGTGTTCTGACTAGAGAAATCGATTTAACAACCATAGTACCAACCCTCGCCACAAATATAGGGGGATTTTCAGGACTCTTTAGATGGGGACCTATTGAAGATCCAGAAAATGGACGAGTCGCTTCAGACGCCGATTTAAAAGCTAAATTTTTCGTACCAAACGAAGACAATTATGTTTCATGGATGTCCGCATCAAATTTTCTGTTATATGGCGGTGTTCTTGAAATTTCACGAACAGCAAACTCTTTAGCAAAAAACGCTTCATCTGCTAACACAACTTATGCGGCGACACAAGCGGGAGCGACAGTTTTAATTAAAAATAAGAAAGCATTCGAAACCACATATGATCCATCCACAGGAGGATCTTCTACGGGAACTTATGGACCGTGGGTTGCGACATATGCGGGAGAAAGAGGAAATAGTTTAAAGGTTTCAGTATGTGGACCCGATAAAGCAGCAAAAAGACTCACAGGAGGAGGCGTTGCGATCAATGCGACAACTGGATTAGTAGCATCAACGTCTGATTCACTTTGGTTTGAAGAAGTTAGAAATGGTGATGTTTTAGAAATTGGTGGAGAAAATTACTTAGTTAATAATGTAATGAATACTCAAGGAACTGATACAGCGTATGTTGTACAAACTCCAGGTTCCGCTACTGTCACAGTACAATCTGCTGGAAGTGCAGTATCCTGTTTGGTTAGATCAGCATTTGAAGAAAAATCAACACAAATTTTCGGCACAATTGTAAATACTGGTGGAACAAAAACAGTAACCGGAACTGGTACATTTTTTAGTACACAATTGAGAGTGGGAGATATGATAGTATCCACTTGTGATACTCTAGCACCATTCAGACATAAAGTTGCTTCAATCACAAGTAATACTGAATTACAATTGGTTACAGCATCAGAACCAACCAAAGGAACCTTAACAGCTACGGAATCTTTTGGTAGAGAATGGGAATATGCATGTAATCCAGGAGAAACCAGTGTCAATGGAGATGCACCCGGAACTTCAGTTTGGGCTGAAGCAAGAGGAGCTTCTCAAGACGAAATTCACATTGTTGTTATAGACGAAGATGGAAATTGGGGAACATCCACAACAGCATCGACGGGCGATACATTAATAGAAAGATGGAATGGAGTTTCAGTCGCTTCAAATTCTCCAGACTATTATAAATCTAAAGTTAATAACACAGACGCATTTCCAGTATGGGCAATGTCTCATCCAGCAACAGGCAGTGTAGTAAATGGTGATGACACTACTGATTCTGCGTGGGGAACAGCTGCGGTAAGTAGTACTAAATTTAATGCATTTGGGTGGTCACAGTCATGGTCACTTAATGGTGGATTGGATGGACAGACATTATCAATTGGTGATCGAAAAGTGGGATATGATACATTTAAAGAACCAGTAGATTCAACCGCTTCATTACTTTTTATGGGAGACGCATCAGCGGCATTATCCGCTTATGTAATGTCCACTATTGCAGAAAAAAGAAAAGACTTGGTCGTATTTTGTTCACCGGAAAGATCAGATGTTTTGGGCACAACTACTCAAGCATCAAATGTTATAGATTATAGAAATGGTTTACCAAGTACATCTTATGGATTTATGGATTCAGGATGGCAAAAGCAATGGGATCAGCAAAATGGAGTTAACAGATATATTCCATTAAATGCACATATTGCCGGACTTGCAGTTGCTACAGAAAATACTATGGGATCATTTTGGTCACCGGCAGGTTATACTAGAGGTCAAATTAGAGGTGGTTCGGACTTGGCATGGAATCCTTCAGAGGCAGATAGAGATATTCTTTATAATAAAGGTATCAATTCTGTTGTGAATTTTCCAGGCGAAGGAAGAATGTTGTTTGGAGATAAAACACTATTAGCAAAACCAAATGCATTTGATAGAATTAATGTAAGAAGATTATTTATTACATTAGAAAAATCAATTTCTCAAGCGGCAAAACAATCATTGTTTGAATTCAATGATGATTTTACAAGAACACAATTTACTTCAATTGTGGAACCATTCTTGAGAGATATTCAGGCAAGAGGAGGAATTACAGATTTTATGGTTGTATGTGATGGATCTAATAATCCTCCATCAGTAGTAGACGCAAATCAATTTGTGGGTGCTATATATGTTAAGCCGGCCAGATCAAT